AAGTATTACTCACATGGTTTCAAGGGTAAAGGTGGATGGTACATTGAGAAGTCTCGTACCACTATCGGTGAGAAGGACCCTGTATCCGAAATGAACACCGAACTTTGGAACAGTGGTGTCGAAAAGGATAAGGATATTGCAAGAGAACGAAAGCGTCGTTTGCACTATACTTCCAACATCCTTGTCGTGAGTGACCCTGCGAATCCTCAGAACGAAGGTAAGGTATTCCTTTACAAGTTTGGTAAGAAGATTTTCGATAAGATTCAGGAAGCAATGCAACCAGAGTTTGAAGACGAGGATCCAATCAACCCATTCGATTTCTGGAAGGGTGCAAACTTCAAATTGAAGGTACGCAAGGTTGCAGGATTCATCAACTACGATAAGTCAGAGTTTGAATCACCTTCTGCTCTTTTCGATGGTGACGATGCAAAGTTGGAAGAACTATGGAAGACTGAGTATGCTCTGAGTGAGTTTACTGACCCTTCCACTTTCAAGACTTACGATGAACTGAAGAACCGACTCAGTGAGGTTCTTGGTTCTGACATTCGACAGACAGAGGTTGTTGAAACTTCTACTGCCGAAAGCACAGATTTTAGTAATGAAGATTCTCCTTCAACTTCCGTTGAAGACTCGCAAGAAGATACAGACGCTCTATCATATTTTGAAAAGTTGGCGAACGAGTGATTTGATATCAATTCTTGTGAAAGGGGAGTCCTTCGGGACTCCCCTTTTTTATTATCCCATACTTCTTCGCCATCTTGGGAAGTGTGTTTGAGTTTGAATTGCAAGAAGTCCCTTTGGTGAACCACTATTCATATTTTGTTCTGAAAAAGCAGGAGGATTTCCATTTGAAACCACGGGTGCATTTACTGCCATTGCTGGTTGAGAATTATCAGTGGTTTGTGGTGCAGTTTCTCTATTCATCTTTAGTGCTTCATTCTTGTTAATTGAATCTTTTGCAAAGGAAGATGGAGTATCTACCTTTGTTTTCTGAATATCAGATGCTCTGTTTAGTGGTTGTACCTGTTCTGGGTTTCCACCCTCACCAATCATTGCTAAAGTGGGTTTGCTAACAACGGCTCCATCCTGTAAAGCAGGAACTTGCATTACATTATATGTTTTTTCTTTTCCCACCACATTTTGTGTTTTACCCGTATTTGTTATATTTCTATTTTGGTAAAGGTTATTGTCGTAATTATTTTTAGAAACATTTACAACACTCTCATAATTCATAAGAGAGGATAAAATCTTACTTGATGTTTTGCCTGGCGTTACTGAGAATATTTTGTTTGACAGAGACTTGAAGACATCCTTTGTCTTCTCTGTCATGTGTGTTAGTTCGATGACTCTTGGAACCTTTTTACTGGCATGTGTTGCTTTATATTGCCTCTTAGGACTGTTCATCTTTGCCATTTTTTGGTTTAATTCATTTGTTACATTGTTTATTTTGTTTTTATAAGTTTCATTCATCACAGAATTTTCAATTGTTTTATCTGTGTTGTTTATGACTGGATTTTGTAAAATGTTAGGAATTTTTAATTTTGTTACTCCTCTGGTTCCTTTCATTTTTCCAGAATTATTGCTCACATTCTGATTCATGAAAGAATTCCTAACGGAATTAAAAATGTCCGTTTTACCTGCAATTATATTTTTGGGAACACTTCGTTCAGTTCTATTCTGATATTTGTTGTTTAGGTAGTTTCTGGTAGATGAATTATGATGTTTATTATTGAGGTAGTTTTTGGTAGATGAATTATGATGTTTATTATTGAGGTAGTTGTAGTTGTTTGTTACATTGCTATTAAATATTTGTGAATTTGAAATTCCATTTAATGTCTTCACTAAACCATCTATCGAATCTTTAAAACTGAGGTATTGTTTTCTGTCACCTTTATTTTCTTCTTCTTGAGAGATTGGTGTTATCTTATTTGGGATTGTTTTTGGATTTTGAGCCTTTAGTTTTCTGTCTTTTGGTAAACTTGGAGAATCTCCACTCTTTCTGGAATCAAAATAAGAAAGTAATGAGTCTTTAAATGATGTTTTTTTTGCCATTTTAGTACCAATCTCTATTTGCTTTACTCTTTCTTTCAACCTCTGCGAGTTGAAGTTTTTCGTTTTCTACTTCTATGTATTCAATTAACTGAGAAACATAGACATCTCTTTCCCATGGCATCAAGAATTCTATCTCTCTCAAGTTATATTTATGGTGTTGCATTAACTGAAATGTTATCTGATAATGTTGCAATAGGCTCGTATGAGTGAGCCCTAACCGAAAAAATCCGATAGTCCTGAGAGCAACACCTCTCTTTCCTCACCATCTGAAGTTGTGTACTTTACACGATGCTCTATCTTGGGTGCAGTCGTAAAGAAGTCTAGAAGTTTTTCAAACTGGTCTTTTGTCATGTTGTCAACAAAAGAGGTGAGTTCCTCCCTTGAATGTTCACTGGCATTCATGGTTTCATCTTTTGTTTTAATTTTGTCTATACAGTCAGAAATTAAGTCATAGAAAGAAGACGGTGATGTATAATCTATACCTGCACTTCTTTGTTTAAGTAATCCGAGTGTTGGGTATTTCATTTCTACTACTAAATCATCAGTCAATTTGATTTTTTGTTTATGACCTCTTGTTTTTACAACATCGACATCGGATAAATTTATCAGAATCTCTACTTCCTCTCCTGTCTCTGGACATATGATGATAGGTTTTACTTCCTCACCTACCGATTTACCTCTAATCCTAAGAAACAGATATTCTATATCAAATAAAGGAAGAACAGATGCATCTGGGTCATTCCCTTCTTGAGCAAGAAGTAAAATTTTTTCTTCTTTAACCAAGAATGGACGGAATGCAGTTTTTTTACCAGAAGATGGAATTGTTACTTGATATTTCGGTGTCGCTATCAACAAATCAGATAATGTAGTCATATTAAATCCTTTTTAAAAATTTTAATTCGATTTTCCGTCGGCTTCGTATCTATATCTTCGATACTCCATTGCCACTTGAAGTCTCATATAGTCATTTGTTATATTTTGTCCCAGATTTACAGGGAATATGCTTGATGGATAAACTTCCTCAAACACATATTTGGATGATGATTTGTCTGACATACTTAATGTTTCTATTGTCATCGTACCATATACCTCTTTATCCCCATTGGAATATCTTGAGAAGTTATTATCTTCAAATACTATCTCATCCATCCATGCTTCAAAGAATGTTCTTTCTGTCTGATCGTCTGAAACAGGAAACGAAAGAACCACTGTGTCTGTGTATTGTCTTGCAACTGGAACCTTTCTGACTGGTCCGTATAAATCATCATCTATTTGAACAAAAGACCTGGATGGTAAAGTTACTGTTTCCGGTTGAAAATTCAATTCAACGCCAGCAGAAGTGGTTAGTTCCACCCTGTATCTGGTAGGTCTTGCAATACCTTTTTTCAGAAAAGTATTCTTAAAGTTTTCTATGGATGATTCGCCTGCCATTTTTGTCCTTTCTTGTATATTTATACGAAAGAATTACTATTAAGGTAGAATATTATCTTCTGTTAAGATAATAAAATCCCAACCCTCTTCGTTGCACATTTTCTTCGCAGATTTCCATTTAGCCTCATTCACTGTGTATGTCATACAGTCTCTTATATAAGATTTTGTTTGTCTTTTTGGTTTTTTGGGTGGTTTAGTTTGTTTTTTTGGTTTTACCTCTATCACATATGTTTTAATTTTTCCATCTTTGGATGCAATCTCTGCGATGAAGTCTGGATAATACCTATGCATTTTTTTATCAACAGGAGAATAGTATGGAATTACTATTTCTTCACTTCCCCAACGAATCACATTGGAGTTTTCATCTAAATATTTACATACTCTTCTTTCCCACAAAGAACGACAAATAATATTGGTAGGATCACCTATATACTTTGAAGGGTTTTGTGTTTTATATTTTGTTTTATATGCCATATAATAGACCTCTTATAGAAATATATAGTAGTACATACTGGAGAAAAAAATGGCTACAGATTTCGGAACATTACAATTTCCAATGGGAAACAGCAGTTTTGCTGGAAAAGATAGTTTTGCACTTGCTTTAAATTTTAAGGCGGTGCCATATTCAAATAAACAATCAATTAGATCAAATGCACCCGGTGGGAAAACATTTGCTGATATTACACTTCCAATGCCAAAGGGAATGCAATCAAACACAAATATAACATATTCTGAAGGTGAGTCTGAGACAACTGGTGGACTTTTTGACCCGACCTCAGGAGGTTTTTTGCAGTCGGTTTTCACTCTTGGTGGTGCAACAACATTCTTTAAAGATATTACTGGAATTGCAGCGTTTGCAGGGCAAAGGCCTATGGATGAGAGAGACAGCATTTTCAAAGGCGCTCAAATGAGAAAACACTCATTCTCGTGGACTCTTGTTCCAAAAGAATCGAATGATGCAAAGCAGATAAAAGAAATTGCACAGGCTTTTCAAACCTTAGCATATCCTTTCATGTCTGACAATCAAACATACTCCAGAGTAATACATCCACCAATATGGCATATTTCTGCTTTGGACTTATTCAATGGTAGGTCTGGAGCATTTCAATTTGATATGGGTCCACTTCCTTCGGTTTTGAGTAATGTCAGTATTAAAACAACAGAAGGTGGAGTCTATGTAAAGAATGCAGGTGGTAGGGCTTTTCCTGCATCGACGACAATATCTGTTGAGTATGTAGAACTAGAACCTGCTGTTGCAACTGG